GCCAATCTTTAGATGACTTTTTGTCAGTATCCTTTACTGCCCAAAATCTACATTTACCAATTTTTCCTGATGATGTTACTAAAAAGTCTATAAACGGACTTCCTGTGTAATTATCTAATTGATCAGATGTTTTAATTCCTGTCACTTCACATAGCTGAGCTCCAGGTGTTATGTATTCAAATTTCTGTCCTTCTGCAGGACCTGTTGTTACGACTTTTAAGTCAAATGGTAATACTTTCATTTTTTATTTATTTAAAATTTGTAATATTTTATGTAGTTTTTCTTTTGTTTCAATTACTTGAAGTTTTAAGTCTAAGTTATATTCTTTCACTCTTTCAAATTCTTTACGTAGAGATTCTAATTCTTCATAATAACTGGTATCTTGTGTTAGTATTTTATCAAATACTTGTTCTTCTCTTTCTTGTTCCATTATTTATTATTTTTAATTTTCCAATTAATATATTTAGTTAGCGTATCGCCATCAAATATAATTTTATCTTTTTCTGGAGCATAAGGATAGTCCTTACCTTTCCATTGTTTAGTTTGTAGCGTCTGTATTGGTAGTCTGTATAAAAACCTACCTATACCCCATGATACACATGCACGTTTAAATGCGTCTGATACATGGCCTTTATCTTTCTCTACTTTAGATTCTGATCCTGTGTCTGATTTCCATATCCAAGTGTCATATTGTGCTCCTCCATGACATATACCTACTTTACAGAATAATAATCCGTTTTCTTCATAAAATATACTTTGCCAATTTTCTGGACCACAAACTTCATCTAATATGTCCATGCAGTCTCTAGCGTCAATATATGCTACACAGGTTGTTTTTCCGTACTTAGTGGACTGTACTCTCCACTTATATGGTAATTCTTTTTTTAAGTCGTTTAAATTCATTTTTTTCTTGTTTGAAATTTTTGTAAATTATCTTTAATTTTTTTTGCAGTTTGTAATGCTACTACAAATTTTACAAATCTTCTAATCATTACAGGGCGACCCTTTAATATTAGTATTAGTGCAATCTCTTTAAATGATTCAGTAAGTATTTTTTTTACTGTTGCTTTATTTAATCCTAAATCGTAAGCTATTTCATTTACGATATCTTTTAAGTGTGAACGATTACTTTTTTTCTCCATCAGGTTTTGGAGTTATAGCAGTAAGTATTGAGAATATGACTCCCGCTACTACTGCAGTTGCTAGTCCGCTGAAAGTACCTATAAATAATAAAGGTATCCCAATCGTAAATAATATATCCCAAAGAGATTGTGATTTTACTAGGTTTTTTCTACCAAGTATTTTGTGTAAGATAATGTAATATCCTATTGCTGTGAACAAAGCCACCGTTAATATTCCCATGCTTTTTTAAATTATTTGAAGGTAAATATACAAAATATATACTACCTGCCAAATAATCTAACAGTTAAATAAATAGGTACTGCAATTAATAAGAATATTAATATGGTTAATAATACTGGTGCTATATAGAAAATAACTATTGTAATAGCCAGTGTAGTTAGTATAGGAAATCTACTTATTATATTATTTTTCATAATTTTCAAATTTAGTTAAATTACTTATAAATTTTAGAGTTACTTCTCCAACTCCTATATTTCTACCTTTAGCAAATATGATATTGGCAATGCCTTTTGCATCATGTCCAGCATCATCATATTCTAATCCGTAGTATTCAGGTCTATAGATAAGCATTACTATATCTGCAGCCTGTTCTATTTCACCTGATTCTCTTAAATCAGATAGTGTAGGCTTGCTATTATTTCTCATACCTACACCTCTATTCAATTGACTCAATGCTATTATAGTTATATTAAGTTCTTTAGCAAGATTCTTTAGTTTTCGTGCTACTTTACTCACTTCTTGTTCTCTTGATAGCTTTTTAGAAGAATATGATACTAGTTGAAGATAATCAACCATAACAAGTTTAACTTTTCTTGTTTTTACATATTCTTTTATTCTATAGATAAGATAATTTAATGATGTTATATTACACTCATCTATATTTATTGGTGTATTTGATACAGTGGTTGTTGCTTTGTGAATTCTTTTTAGTTCTTCATCTCCTATAGTTCCATTAGCAATATAAGAATTATTAACTCCAGATTCCACTGATATTAATCTTTTAAGCAATTGTGGACTACTCATTTCGTAAGAAAATATTACAGTAGGTGTTTTACTATATTTAGCAGCATTAAAGGCCAAGGCAAGAGCAAAACTTGTTTTACCCATAGATGATGCTCCACCTACAATTATAAGATCTGTTTCTTGCCAACCTCCAGTGAATTTATCAATATCTTTAAACCCTGTTGGTATTCCTAATAGTCCTTCACTATTCATTCTCACTTCAATATCTCCAAGCATATTATTTAATTGCTTATCAAGATCTGCAAGTTCTTCTCCTTTGGATGTATTTAATTTAGACATGTCTTTTTCTATACCTCCAATGATAATTTCTAACTCTTCTCTTTCTGATAATTGATTATTTACATTAGAAACTATACCAAAAAGTATTCTTTTTTGGAATTCTTCTTCTAATATAGCTATGCAAGTTGTTATATCTGTAAAAGAAAATGCATCATCTGTCATAAGTGATAGATTATAAATAACTTGATCTCCTTTAATAAGTTTACCTAGTGTTAGTAAATCTGCCACTTGACCCCTATTCATTAATTTAATAAATGCTATATATACTGATTTATTAAAAGGAGTAACAAATAGTTCTTCATGTAAAAGGTTAGAATATTTTTCATATAACTCATTGTTAACAATCAGTTTGCCTAATAGAGTTTTTTCTATTTCTTCATTTGTCATAGTATAATTTTAAGGGAAACGCAAATATATGATTATTCTCCATATTTTCGTCTAGCTTCAGCTTTTTCTTCAAGATGATTTTCTTCCATTCTTGCTTCATATTCATAATCTTCTTCTAGATCTTCAGTCCAGTTTTCGCATTCATTACATATATATCCTGTAGCTTCTGCTTGTTTGCCACATCCTGGACACATATCAGTATTTGTGTACATTTCAAGTATACAACAGTCTGATATCCAGCTCTTTGTATAACTAGCCCCGCAACAAGGGGTTACCATATTGTATCCTTCATCATCAGGGCTAGCTAATTTCCATTGATCATATGTCATTTTATTATTATTTCATTTTTAGTTAACATCCATTGACAATTAACAAGACGATGTCCTTTTCTTACTAAAAATTCATCAACATCATGCTCGTTGTCATTCTTTTTCATTGTGTAAATATAAGTGATGTCTTTGAAAAAATCTAATACTATTAATTTCATGATTGATTGTTTTTAAGCCATTCTAGAGCATCTAAGACAGCATCGTCCTTTCCAGCTATATCATCTCTATGATTAATATTAACATATGTTATAAGTTTTAATATTATTTTTTTGGCTTCTTTTAATTCACTAATATTTATTTCATTTATTTGAGTTTGGTATAAATCTTCAAAAAATATTTTATTTATTGTTGTTTTATCCATATTATAATGATTTAATTGATTTTAATTTAGTTTTTGTTTTTACAAGTGTTTCTGCTTTTCCGCGTTTATTTATAGTGAAATATGCGCGTTTTATTATTACTCCATCAACAGAATAAGAGAAGACAATATGATCTTCTCCTTTATATTCTCTAATTCGTTTAGTAATACATGTATCTACAAAATCATGTGAGTTGCTAGCACTGCTACCTACACATATTGTAGTTTCGCCAGTTTCTTTAACGCCATATGATTTATTACTATTGTAAATACATGCTTGTACTTTATTCCAAATTGGATAACTATATGCCATAATTTAAAAGTTTTGTTTTCTCCATTCTTCATCAGAGAGGTTAAGTTCATGTATTTCCCAGCTATCACCACTAATATCCATTTGTTCTAATTCTTTTTCTGCTATTAAATCCCATATACCTTCATCTCCTAGCTCTATACATTCATTAATTTTTTCTTTATGATCTCTACCATCATCTGGAAATTTTAATGTAATGTTTGTAGTATATGTTCTATTGATTGTTACTTGATATTCTTTCATAATTCTAATTTTATTTGATTTTTACTAGGTTGCCATTGATAATAGTAAAGAGTATATGTTTTATCTCTACCAAACTTATCTGGAAAGGTTTGTTCTCCAAGCAATATAGTATCTTCATCTATTACCATTTTCTTATCACCATGCTTAACAAGTATTTTTTCTTTAGTATATTTATAAGGCAGAGCAACAAGATCAAGCCCAGAGTGTCTAGGATTAACCTTGTAGCCTGCTATAAGTTTCTTTAAGAGATATGATTTCATATCACTGGTATTGTACCTAAGTCTTCAAATGTAGTAAGCATAGCTCCACCGTCATTACCTTCGTCATCCATTTGAGGTGTTATGATATTACCATCTTCTAAGTGTATAGTAATAGGACGTGAATGCCACATCATATCTTCCATCATATCTTTAGGAAAGTATTCTACTTTAACTATTTTTTTACCAACTAAATGTTTAGCTGTTAAATCTGTCCAGTATTCTTCTACTGATCTGCCTTGAATTTTAATTTCACTCATAATTTTGTTCTTTCATTAATTTTGTTATTAACTTAACTAGTTTTTCTAAAGAAATAGCAACACGTTTAATTTCTTTATGTAGTTCTTTTTGTTCCTTACTCATTATTAAATGGTTTTTTATTTAATATTGCTTTAAGTTCTTTGCCAAGATTAACTAATCTGTCTTGTAATTCTTTTTCATCTATATTGCTAATAGTTTGTTCAATATTATTAACAAGAGTGTTTATAGCGCGCTTGGTATTAGTAAAAGAAAGTTCTTTCCCTAAGTTATCACGCCATTTATTAAAAGAACCACTTAAGTTTTTATTTGTTGTTGTGAAGTTCTTTATATAGTCTTTTGTGTCTTTTTCGTTATTTATTATACTCATTTTATTTATTATTTAGTCCATATTCTTTTATATTTTATTTGTATAGGTGGATTAAATCCAAACATCATTATAAATGTATTATTTTTTATAGGATTATATAATTTATTTACTTTCATTTACTTTAATTTTAGCAGGCTTGATATTAGCCACGTTAATACTTATTGTTTCTGTTTCTTCTCCACATACAAGGCATTTAGGCTCATCATCATCAAGTGATACTTCTGCTTCACAGCATTCTGAAGCTGAGTCTAAGTCCCAATGATTATCTTCAAATACTTTTTTGTGTTGAGCGAACAATCTACCACCAAAGCACATACCGTCCTCTTGATATTCTAATGTAAATTGTAAACCAGGAAAGTCTTTCATAATATTTTCTATCCAGGCTGTAGGAGGACTCCAAGCTGTTTCAAATGTTACAGCAAAATAATCTATATCACTGTGATCTATATAAGGCTCGCAAGCGTCCCATTTAGTTCCCCAATTTTCTATACTCCAATTGTGCCAATCTTTACGATCACCACGAGGTAGTGTTCCCTCAAATGAAAACTCTGATCCTTCAGGACAGTTTTCTGATTTTTCTACAAATTCTTGTAGTTGTTTTTCGTCACCTGTTACTTCTAGGTGGTTCCAGCACCAATTTGGCATAATTATTTGTTTTTAGTTAATTTTTCTATAATACTCATTTTCAGCTTTTTCTATTTCTTGAACTTCAGATGCTGTTTTGTTTTCTACTATTACTCCCCAATTATTTTTATATCTTTCTTTATGAATTCTTGAGTAATAATAGTTGTAGTTACCATTTTGTATCATTTCCATAACTATTGTTACCTCATCTTCTTCTAAGTATGGTATTACATCATAATAGTTTGGACCATTTTGTTCTAATTCATACTCGTCTGTGTCTTTATTAAAGCACATTACTCCAATTTCATATAGTTTTTTATTATACTCTTTAGAATGATGTTTATCAGTAATAACACTAATACCATATTCATCTGTAAGTGTTATAAATGCTGTAAATTTTAAGTCTTTAAATGTATATTTCATAATTATTTGTTTTTAGTTAATAAAAAAAGGAAGAAAGAGCTCTAGTTTACCGTAGGATATTATATATCCAATTTGTTAAGATGCTCTTTCAACCTATGTTAAAAGGAAAGAAAGAAGGAGGCTACTCCATTTTGTCAATTGTAAATTAATCTTTTATTATTAATATTCAATTTATTGTTGTTTACCAATATTATAGCCAATAATCTTTACAAAGTATAACTGCTCTGTTAATAATTATAATGATTATAACCTTCTTTCTAACCTGTTTAAGTATAGTAATCAGCTACCATATACGTGGTTCGTGATTTACACCTATACTATATTTGTGATACTAATTCTTTAACTTGCTGAGGTGTTAACCTGTTCATTAAAGATTTAGATGTTGATTTAATTTTATTTTTCATTGATTGTCTATGCCTATGAAAAGCATTTACAACTTTAAAATATCTACTAATATAATCTCTTCTGTTTTTAGGATATAAATCATTAAGATTTTTAGTCATCCTCATAAGTTCATTATAATTAGTAAATTTTTGCTTAGTGCCATTTAGATATGTAATAATAAAGTCTATTTTATTAACATTTTTAATAATCAAGTCTGAATTATTTTTTCTAAAAGACGCGTGAGCGATGTCGTAAGGCTTAATATTACTGTTCTTGTTTTTAAGTAATAGTTTTAAATCTCTTATATATTGTGACGAGATTTCGTAGATTTCTTTTTTCATGGCAAAAGTTTTTTATGTTAGATACTTATAAATAAAAAAAGAGAGCGTTAGCTCTCCTTATTTTATATAGCCAAGTCAGATTTTTTAGCTTTTTTAGTTTTTTTCTTCGCTAATTCTTCTTCTCGCATTTTTTTAGCAGCTGCTGTAGACTTTTTTCTACTTTCTCTATCTGCTTTGCAGGATGCAGCAAGTCTTTCATTAAACTCATCTTTATCCATTTTTTGCTCAAATATTTCAGAAGCTATACCTTTCAGTTCTTCTTCTGCATCTCGTGAGTAATACTCATCTTTAATAGCAGTGTGTGTGATTCCACCTTTAGTTATAGATTTTCTTGGTACAACTACATAATTTGACCATAGTTTATTATTCTCATCTTTATTATAATTAGCTTTTAAGTAATTAAGGTGAGTGATAATATCAACAGAGATATTAAATACTGATTTACCAGATTTATTAATATACTCTCTAATGATTAAACCTTCTACAAATGTGGTTTTGTTTTCTTGTGACATAATA